AAAAGCATTCATTATTTGCTTTTTAATTTCTTCGTATCTTTTTCTTTGTTCTCTATTCATCGTCATATTTTCTACAACTAATTCATCTAAATCTCTGAACACATCTCCCATTTCTGAACGAGATGGGTTATTGTAATCTCTGGAGTAATCTTCACGAAGTTTGTCAGCAGGATGATTTCCATGCATATCCATCATACTGCTAATTTCATCTAACCCTTCTGTAACACCCATGGTTGAATCATTTTCATCTTCATCTTCGCCATAGCCACAATCTTGACACATACCATCTTCAAGAGGTTCACCACAATCTGGACAAATACCATAATCATCCATGTTGTATTCATCGTTTCCGTCCATAGCTAATCTGGACATAACTTTGGTTACAGTGTTGGCTTCTGTGTAAAGACCAGTATTATCGAGTTCATTTGCGATCTTATTAAGGGATGCAATTATTTGTCTTTTGTTCATATTTTTCCTTTATTAATCCCGAGGACTCCAATAGGGATTTTTTCTTTTATATTTTTCAGAAGCTATTTCAGCACCTGATTCATTACCAAATCCTGATAACATTCTTTCTACAAGAGCGGTCCATTGTGGTTCAAAATATTTAATTTCATTTTTGCCACCATTTTTTTTATAGCCTTCGTATGCAGATTTAATGCCTTCTTCAGTAAGTGCTTTTTTCAATTCTTCATCAGAATATTCTGTTTTCACTTTTTCTTCGGCTAATTTTTGCATTACGTTAGAAATAATATTAGCTTCTTTATATAATCCAGAGCTATCAAGTTCATTCGCAATTTTGTTTAATGATGCTAAGATGGTTCTTTTATCCATGTTGTTTCCATTTTAAAGGGTTTCACTATATTTTTACAAGTGTATTAAAGTAATACCTTTCTCTTTTATAATTAAGTTATGTTTTTAATTTTTGGTATTGAGTTTTTGACATATGCTTTTTTTGCTTACACTTCTGAAAATTTTGTATCTTGGTTTTTGCATGTATTGTGTTTATGGATAAGTGGTTATTATTGTTGGAAGTATATTTTGAAAAAGTGAAATCATATAGGTTGGCTTATTTATTTTTGTCTAATATTATTTTTTCATTTATATTAGTTTGTAAGATTTTCACTTTATGGTTTTCTAATTTGTAGATGTCGCAGTAGATAAATAAAAAAGAGGGGCAAAAACCCCTCTTTTTTATTTATTGTATGCGGCAGATAGTTTGTATAAGTTGGATATGGATTATAAGCGAAAGTTGATTACCACACAAAACAACATTAGCATTTACATTGAGCTTTTAAGCGATAACCAGGCTTTTGTTTTAGCAGTTGACAAACATGGAAACGAGTCAAGAGAAAAGTTTGAAGATTCAGTGTCATATGTTTCTGGTAATCATAAATTCAAAATGAAATATAATGATTTTTGCAATTTGTTGTTGAAAAATAATCAATCTCTTTCTGTTGAGAATATTTTAGACAGAGCGGATAAATCTAATAAGTCTATTATATTCTATCATGGCAAAGATAAAAAGATGGAGCAAGTCTGGGGTGTAAAATGCAACTCGTGTGGGCATGAGTCTAAAAAGCATGCAAGATATTTCAATCAATGTTCAGGTTGTAATAATTTAAATAAAGTTACTGACAATAAAATTTTCAAGAAGAGTGCTGGAACAAAGCATAATAATAGATATTTGTATAGTGATGATTATGTAAACTCATATACAAAAATTAGGATTTTATGTAAATGTGGGTATATTTTTTATCAAAGGCCTAATGATCATTTAAGAGGTAGTGGTTGTCCTAAGTGCAAAATTTCTTCAGGTGAGCTTGCAATTGAAAAGTGGATGTTAGATCACAATGAAGATTATATTTGGCAGCATCAATTTGAAAATTTAAAAAATGTAAATCATTTAAAACTTGATTTTTATTGTCCATCAAAAAATTTAATTATTGAATATGATGGAGAGGGTCACACTGAATTAGACTTTTATTCAAATAGGGGTATTAGTGAGCCTCAGAAAAAATTAAAAACTGTTCAACATAATGATAGTTTGAAAGATAAATATGCTGAAGAAAATGGAATAAAAATGCTAAGAATTAGTTTTAAAGATAAAAAAAGAATAAATGAGATTTTGAATCAAAATTTTTATGGTATTTAAAATGCAAAAGAATGAAATGTATCAAGGTTTGAGTTTTATAAACAACTATATTGCGCTTATAAATGTTTTTGTTTGGCGAGATATATTCTTGATGTTTTTGAATGCATTTATATGTTGTGTATTAGCTTTAAAAATATATTACCCCAATCATACAACAACAAAAGTTATCAGTACAGTTGGGGCAATTACAATATTTTTAGTATTTGCGTTTAGAATATTTTTCTAATTATTTATTTGTATGTCTGGATTTTAATTTGTCCTGGATATGTCTTTCATCTACACCTTTATTTGTAGATTCCACCATAAATCCAAGAGGTTGATCGTAAGAACCTTTTCTTGAATATAGTCCAGCTTTGTCTAAAAGATCTTCAAAAAAATCATCATATTCACCATGATGTAATTTTTGCAATCTTTCTTGTATGTGTTTTGTTACTTCTTCATGTGAATCAGAAAGACCATCATTGAGGGATTTGTAGGTTTCTCCTGTTCTCACCTCATTTAATTGTTCTTCTTGTGGTTCCATTCTTTCTTTTTCTTTCAATAATGCGGTTTTGATAAATTTAGCCATTTTAATCACCTCTGTTTAATTATTCTTTTTCTTATTGTATTTATACTTTGTTATTTTGCCGATATGTATAAAATTAGTATGTTGTATTCTTTTATTTTGTTTATAAAATTTCTTTTTTTTATTATTTTGGTATTAGGAGTTGTGTTTATAATTTGTATGGCATTGATTTCTAATTTTGTATGTCAAGGGCTTTTAGATTCGGATTATGAATAAAACAATAACCTTTTTGGAGTAAATGTTATGAAAACTGTTATCGCAAAGTTACTAAGAACTGCAAACAACTTAGATTCCCTTGGTCATTTTGAAGAAGCAAATAGATTGACAAAATTAGCTTATGATTTTAACAATCCTGAAAAAGAAGAATTAGTGGATGATTCTTTTATAAATGCGGATGAGCATGAAAGTTTGACAAGTATATTAGAAGAAATGACTAACTCTGGCGAATTAAATGATGATCAAGTTAGACATATTATGGATATTGTCAAAGAGGGTGAAATTCCAGCTCATACTTGGGAAAAAGAAGAATTGGTAGATAGTTCATTAGCTATGGATATGCCAGTAAAGCAATTTTCAGGTAAGAATAAAAATTACAGTATTAAGGTTTTATAATGAATAGAAATTTTGTTATTTTTGATGTCACTGAAATATCATTAATTGATTTTTCGACAGTAATGGAAACTTCTGCGGACACTTTGAGAAAGTCTGTGGATAATACTAAAACATTTGTGAAATGGGAAGGTAACGAGCCTGCTTGTATTTCCTTATTGACTACAAAAACACAAATATACACTTACGAAGAAATACTTGAAATTTTAGCAGGACCTGAATGGACTTCTGCTATGCCACCTGTCTAAAATGAAAAAATTAAGTTATAGAATTATCATTTCTGGTATCAAAGAAGATATTGAAGCGCTTTGCAAACATAAAGGCATTAATGATCTTGAATATGTAAAATCTGTAAGGCAAAAAGTTGATGAATATAAAGGTTATCAAGCTTTTGCTGCTTGGTTATATATTAGAAATATTGAACCTGAATCTATTGTTGCTGCTTTGGATAAATATGTAAAGTCCAGACAATTAGATCCATCAAAAATTAAAGTTACTAAAGATGCTATTTCTATAAATGATAAAGTTTTTGAAGATCCAATAGAACCAATCGAGTTTACAGAATATATTCATGCCACATATCCCATTATGAAAGTTGAAGAAACTAAACAAAATGTGGAAATAAAAAGTGAAGATCCAGTAGTTGCTAATAAAGATAATTCTATAAAAATATACGAAGTTGATAGTGCGGATGATGGCAGAAGATTAGTTGGTGATGACACTCCTTGGTGTATTGGATACAAAGGCCCAAGCAATATGTGGCAGGGTTACAGAGACTCTAAAGAATCATCATTCTTTATTGTCTTTGATAGTAATCCACCCACTCCTGATCAAAGAAAAGTTGCAATTGATTTTACCAATGGTGGTGTAGAGCTTACTGATTTACCTAATCGCACAGGTAAACAATTAACTAATGGTATGGATTGGGATGCTTATTCTAATTATCTTAAGGGTAAAGGGATTAATTTAGAATCAAAAAGAGTTAATCCTAAAACTGGCGAAGAAGAAAAGATACTTCAAAATAAACCTGTCTCTGCTGAAGAGAAAATTCAAAAAGCAACATTTAACACTATAATATATTCTTCCAGAATATTAGAAAAAAAGACTGTTATGCTATGGCAGTCTGGTAAAAGCGAAATATTTACAGGTGAACTTAAAAGAGATTTTTTAGTACAGGAAGTGTTTCCCAGAGACCCAAATAAAACTTATCTTCAATATCCTGATGACCGCACTCCTTTCAAGATTACTATTGACAATCCAGAAGCTATTTATTACACAGCAAGATGGATGTCTCAAGGCAGACCATTTACAGATGAAATATTAACATTTCTTATGCAATCTGTTGGTGGTAATGATGTTTTATCAAAATTCTTAAACTCTGGTGCTGAAGTTCAAGACTCTCAATACAAAATTATAAGAGAAAATAAAAACTTATGGAAAACATACATAAGAACACAAATAATCAAGTCTGAACAAACTGGGTACTATACACTTCCTTTTGAGTATTTTAAGGATTTGATGGAATCTGGCAACGATAAACTGATCAAATACTATTTATCGCTTGGCCTTAATATAAGCCGAGAATTTGATGTTAAGTTGTTAAGAGATGTATACCCAGAATACTTAAATTTGTTATTGTATAGTGCAATGGAGAAAGCAAATCAATTTACTCCATTGGTGCAACAAATAATACTTGATACAAAAGATAAAGAATTAATTGAAAGATTTATTCGAATAGCAACAAATGTAACACCAGATATAGCATCTCAAATACAATCTGATCCAGAATTATTTTTAGTTTTTAGTAAAGCAAAATTAGCTCAACCAGCAAGTAATTCATTTTTTGGTGAATTAGGCCGTAAAATGGTTGATACTGTTTTAAGATCTGGTGATAGAGAAGCCGTAAAAAAAGCAGCTCTTGGTAGGGGTTTTGAATATCGTGATTTTGCCCTGGCTAAAGAAATGGGTGTTTATGATGAAGCAAAATTATCCATTTTAAATCCTAATACTGTTGATCCAGATATATATCAATTATATGACCCTTCCAATCCTTATGATGTGTCATTAGTAGAGCAAATTCAAGATGTAGATGTTTTATCTTATTTGTATCCTCAATGGAGATCAAATTCAAAAGTTTCGATGGCTAATGCAATAATTAATTTTGAAAATAGACCTCATTCTCAAGAAAAACCATTACCTGATTCTGTTTATGAACTAATGTTATATTTGATCAATGACAGTAATTATATGACTTTTATAAGTCAATATGAATTAAGCGAAAGTGAACAAAATAAACTCAAATCTCTTTATTCAGAATTGCAAAATTCTTTAAACAATCCAGAATTTGTAAAAACCTTTTTTACCAATTTCTCATTGATTAAGGGGAATACTCCTGGAATCAATAGAATGTTTTCAATGGTATACAATAACGTATCCGATGTTTTAAATATATTACCGAGTGAAGCTTTATCAATTCCAGAAGTAAAAGAATATATTGAAGAGTATATAGAAGATATTAAATTTGAAAGTCTTTTAAAACATATCGATGTACCTTGGTTGTATGAAGAATTTGTGGAAAGTTGCGCTAAAGATCAAGACTTCTTAAGCCGAAAATTTAATGATTTTTACAATAAAGACAAAGAATTTGCTTTCCATTTTTTAGGTGATTGTTTTGAAAAACAAAAACCAGATTTAGGTTATTTCATTGCTTTTCCAGTGAACGTAAAAATTAAGGTAGCTTCTATTTATTTTGAAATTTATCCTGATGAAAAAGAAAGTGAAGAAACCTTAAAAAATAATTTTTTTGATTCTTTACTGATGAATAAAGGAAATAGAAGTTCTATCACTGAACAGCTTTACATATTAAGAAATTTTCCTAAACTATTCTATTATAAAATAGTACATGGTCTTCTTATGTTAAGATATATATATCCAGAAATAAGATCTGCATTAAGACAAATGTATCCTAATATAGCCAATTTAATTCTTCAATATGAAACTGAAACAAAATATGGAAGTGATTATTTTGATGAAAATACTGAAGAAGTAGTAAGAGGGAAAAGACCAGATGAAGTTGAGCCAGAACAACAAGATACTTTTTATGATGGTCCCTCTGAAGAAGATTGGCCAAAGCAAGCTTCAATAAAACTTATGGTAAAAGTTGCCCAAAAACTTGATTTAAAAAAGAAATATAAGTTAGCAGATAAGTTTACAAATATATTGAGAAAATACAATGTTTAATAATCGTATAGTAGTTGCGCAAGCTGAATTATTAAGACAAATCTTTCTTGGAAAGAATAAAGATTACGCTGCATATGCAGAAATAATTTCTACATATGATGGACCATTTAAAGCTTTAGCTTCTTGGTTAATGGCAAGAGATTTTGATAAACCACAAACTGATGACATTATTGGACATTTAATACCATATATCAAAAAAGGTAGACTGAAAACTGATGAAATTATTGTTTCACCAAGTGCTGTTAAAATTAAAAATAGTGAACCATTTGCAGAGTTATTACCTTTTGTAGATTTTATCCATGGACACTTCC